AAAATTCATAATATTCCAATTGATATAGAATGTTTAGAACAACTTAATTTAATCTAATGAAAGAATCTACCCTAGACAGAATTATTTCAATTGTAAGACATTATATTGTTGAAGAAGGAATGTCTGTATCTGTTGCTCCTACAAATTCCACAAACCCACCAGGTCAAATAAATATAGCGGGTCTTCCACCAGATAATCCCCCAGTAAGAAAGAAGAATAAATACATATATGGAGCGGGATTCCGCAAAAAATGGTTACAACGAAGAAACCCACAACCATAATCAATCCAATGTATAGTCCCCCTCAAACAATAGAAACAAAGGTTGCAATTCTTGAGGAGAAAATCCATACAAGTGAACAGTTAATGCAACGTATTGAGAGTGCGATTGAAAAGATAAGTGAAGTAAATGCAAATGTAACTAAAATGCTTATAGTTCATGAAGAAAAGATTAATAATGGGGAAAAGATGGAAGATGTACTCTTTTCTAAGATAGATCAGTTAAAGGATAAAATGGATAAGGACCATACTGCGGTATTGGCAAAGTTGCAAGGATTAGAAAAGAAAGTTTGGGTGGGTATTGGAATAGTATTTTGCTTATCATTTGTAGTTAGAAACGCAGATTTCTTTGGAAAAATCTTGACACCAGCACAAGACAACGGTAGAATAGAGAGACTGAAATAGTATTCTTTTGCAATGAGTTTTGTTGATTCCAAATACATCGGGTTGGTTTCTTCCCGACTGGATAAGTTTGCTAAGAAGAAAGAAGGTCTTTATAACTTTCGGTGTCCTTACTGTGGTGATAGTCAAAGGACAAAAAGTAAAACGAGAGGATATATTTACCAATTAAAGAATGATCACAATTTTAAATGTCATAATTGTGGGACTTCTAGAACATTTACGAACTTTTTGAAAGATATGGATACTGTTCTTTACGACCAGTATGTAATGGAGAGATATAAAGAGGGAACTACTGGAAAAAGGTCTCAAACAAAGAACCCAGAGTTTAATTTTGAGAAACCAAACTTTTCAAAAAAGGCATTTGACCTGCCTACTATCGCAGAACTAAATAAAGAACACTCCGCAAGAAAATACCTAGAAGATAGAAAGATACCCAACAACTATCTGCGTGAATTGTATTTCTGTGAGAAGTTTAAAGAATGGACGAATACTCAAAAACACACCTTTGATAAAGTAGAAAAGGACGAACCACGAATCATTATTCCTTTAATCAATAAAGGAGAAATATTTGGATTTCAAGGTCGTAGTTTAAATAAAAATTCAAAGGTAAAATACATTACAATTATTCTTGATGATGTACCTCCAAAAATTTACAATTTGGATAAACCAGATTACGATAAAACTGTTTATGTTGTTGAAGGACCATTTGATAGTATGTTTTTAGATAATTCAATTGCTATGGTTGGTGCAGACATTGACAAAATGTTTTTTGTTTCTAACTTTGGAACAGATTTTGTAATGGTATATGATAATGAAAAACGGAATAAACAAATTGTTGATAGAATGGAAAAAGCAATACAAATGCGATTTCCAATTGTCATTTGGCCAAATGACTTGAAAGAAAAGGATATTAATGATATGATCCTATCAGGAATTGATGCTCCAAAAATCATCAAGGAAAATACTTATATGGGACTAGAAGCAAAAGCAAAACTTATTGGATGGAAACGAGTATGAGCAACGGCACAAAAGTAGTTAAGAGAAGTGGTGATAATGAACCTCTTGATCTAAATAAACTTCACTTGATGGTTGAGGAGGCATGTAGAGACCTCTCTGGTGTTTCTGCATCACAGGTAGAGATGCAATCTGGTATTCAATTTTATGATGGAATCACCACAGCAGAAATTCAGGAGATTTTAATTCGTTCTGCTTCTGATTTAATTGATTTGGATAATCCAAATTATCAGTTTGTTGCAGCAAGACTACTTCTGTTTTCTGTAAGAAAATCTTTGTACGGAAGAGTTCAAGATCATCCTGATTTTGTCGAACACATTAATAGTTGTGTAGATGTTGGAGTTTATGATCCAGAAATTTTGACCAATTATACGAAAGAAGAACTTGATAGACTTGGTAGTTATATCAAGCATAGTAGAGATTATCTTTTCACCTATGCTGGTCTTCGTCAAGTAGTTGATAAGTATTTGGTTCAAGATCGCAGTAGTGGTCAAGTATATGAAACTCCACAGTTCATGTATATGATGATTGCTGCTACTATTTTTGCTAGATATCCAAAAGAAACACGTCTCTCATATGTGAAGAGGTATTATGACGCAATCTCAAAACACAAAATCAACATCCCAACTCCCATTATGGCAGGAGTTAGAACACCTCTCAGGCAGTTTGCTAGTTGTGTTCTTGTTGATGTTGATGACACCCTCGATAGCATCTTCAGTAGTGATATGGCTATTGGGAGGTATGTTGCTCAAAGGGCAGGCATCGGCATCAACGCAGGTCGCATCCGTGGCATCAACGCTAAAATCAGAGGTGGAGAGGTACAACACACAGGTGTGGTCCCCTTCCTTAAAAAGTTTGAAGCAACTGTGCGATGTTGCACACAAAACGGCATCAGAGGTGGTTCTGCTACAGTCCACTTTCCTATCTGGCATCAAGAAATCGAAGACATTCTAGTCTTAAAAAACAACAAGGGTACGGAGGATAATCGTGTTCGTAAGTTAGATTACAGTATCCAAATCTCTAAACTGTTCTATGGACGATTTATTAAAAACGAAGAAATCTCACTTTTCTCTCCACACGCAGTTCCTGGTCTTTATGCTGCTTTTGGGACTGATCGATTTGACGATCTTTATGTTGCTGCAGAACGAAATGAATCTATTCCTAGAAAGACTATCGGAGCTCAAGAACTCTTTTTGGACCTTCTAAAAGAAAGAGCAGAAACTGGTCGTATTTACATTATGAATATTGACCACTGCAACTCACACTCTTCTTTCTTGGATAAGGTGGAAATGAGTAATTTGTGCCAGGAGATAACACTTCCTACAGTTCCACTTCAACATATTGATGACCCTAATGGTGAGATTGCACTTTGCATTCTTTCTGCTATTAATGTCGGTAAAGTAAAATCAGATGAAGAGTTTGAGGATCTTTGCAATCTTTCTGTTCGTGGTTTGGAAGAATTGATTGACTATCAAAACTATCCTGTAGTTGCTGCAGAGATTGGAACTAAAGCACGTAGGTCTTTAGGTGTTGGTTACATTGGTTTAGCACATTATCTTGCCAAACTTGGGTTTAATTATGATACTCAAGAATCTTGGGATGCAGTTCATCAATTGTCTGAATCATTCCAATATTTCCTTCTTAAAGCATCAAATGAAGTTGCTAAAGAAAAGGGTGCTTGTGAATATTTCAATCGTACTAAATATTCACAAGGTATTCTTCCTATTGATACTTACAAGAAAGATGTAGATGAAGTGTCTTCTGTTCCTCTTCAGCACGATTGGGAAGCACTAAGACAGTCAATTAAAGAGTTTGGATTGAGACACTCTACTCTTACAGCACAAATGCCATCAGAATCAAGTTCTGTAGTTTCAAATGCAACTAATGGAATTGAACCTCCTCGTGGATTCTTATCAATTAAGAAATCTAAAAAAGGACCTCTCAAACAGATTGTTCCACAGTATCAACATCTTAAAAACAACTATACGTTGCTTTGGGATATGCCTAGCAATCGTGGGTATATTAATATTGTTGCAGTTATGCAGAAATTCTTCGATCAAGCGATTTCTGGAAACTGGTCGTATAATCCAGAGAATTATGCCAATAATGAAGTTCCTGTTAGCGTAATGGCACAAGATATGCTTACTTGTTTTAAACTGGGACATAAGACGGCATATTATCAAAATACATATGATAATAAGACTGATGAAGTTAAGGAAGATAAAGTAAGTATTGATGATTTAGTTAAAGAACTTTTAGAAGGTGGAGAAGAAGATTGTGAATCCTGTAAAATTTAGAGTTAATACAGAGAAAGAAAAAATGATCGAAGGAATGACCGTATTTAATACTCAAGAGATAGATGCCAAAAAGCAACCTATGTTTTTTGGTGCTCCTCTTGGAGTTCAAAGATATGATTCATATAAGTATCCTGTCTTTGATAAACTGACTCAACAGCAGTTGGGATATTTCTGGAGACCAGAAGAAGTTTCTTTACAGAAAGATCGTGCAGATTATCAAACTCTTCGACCAGAACAAAAGCACATCTTCACTTCTAATTTGAAGTATCAAATTCTTTTGGATTCAGTTCAGGGTCGTGGACCTGGAATGGCTTTTACACCTTATTGTTCTCTTCCAGAATTGGAAGCGTGTATGAAGGTTTGGGAATTTATGGAAATGATTCATAGTCGTTCCTATACATACATTATTAAGAATGTTTACTCTGATCCCACAGAAGTCTTTGATTCTATTTTGAGTAATGAAAAAATTCTTGAACGGGCATCATCAGTAACTGGTGCTTATGATGACTTTATTAATTCCGCACAACATTATGGAAACTCAAATCTTTGGGTTCATGCACAAGAAGGTGCTGGAACTGCAAAGGATGAAAGATATGAACTCAAAAGAAAACTCTATCGTGCAGTAGCAAATGTCAATATTCTCGAAGGTATCAGATTCTATGTCTCTTTCGCTTGCTCGTTTGCGTTTGGTGAACTCAAACTTATGGAAGGATCCGCTAAAATTATCTCTCTCATCGCAAGAGACGAAAATCAGCACCTTGTTATTACTCAAAACATCCTCAATAAATGGCGTGAAGGAGATGATCCAGAAATGCAACAAATTGCTAAGGAAGAAGAGGAATGGGTAAAAGGTGCCTTTGAGAATTGTGTGAATGAGGAAAAGAGGTGGGCAGAATATTTGTTTAAGGATGGTTCAATGATTGGATTGAACGATAAACTTCTTTGGAGTTATGTTGAATGGATTGCGAATCGTCGTATGAAGTCTATTGGTATTAAACCAATTTATGATATTGCTGCTAAAAACAATCCACTTCCTTGGACGGAGCATTGGATTAGTTCCAAAGGACTTCAAGTAGCACCACAAGAAACGGAAGTTGAGAGTTATGTGGTTGGTGGGATTAAACAAGATGTAGAAAAAGATACATTTGCTGGATTTCAACTATGATGTGAGGGGGTTTCGACCCCTCTTTTTTTTATAAATAAAAAGAAGGTATTGCTTACTCATATGTCTGGAACTTTTAAGTTTAAAAGAATTTATAGTGAAGGTGTTGCAGCAGAGCATCCAGATGTTGCGGGACAACCAGAATTTGCGAATAAGGCAGATGCTGAAATTACTCGTAGAAGAAAAGAAAGAGCAAAGAAAGCAGGACCACAACTTCCTGGATTTTTAAAGAAAGAAGAAGTAGAACTTGGTGAAGCACATTGGGACCCCGTAACTAAAACAGTTGGTGATAAGAAGAGAACTGGAACTGACTCAGAACTTCAAAAAATGGCTGCGAAAGCAGCAGCATCTGGACCTAAGAAAAGAAAACCACTTGGTTCAGTTCGTAAGAATAGTGCGACCTTCACGCCATCTTCACCAGAGCAAGCAAAGGCAGATAAGAAGAGTTGGGATACTTATTGGGAAGGTTCTTGGAAGCACAAGAGACAGAATGAATCAATTGATGTAGGTGCTGATGCTGGTGCGACAATCAGTGATTTCTTTCATTCAAAGAGCAAAACTTTTAAGGATGATAGTAAGAAGCAAAGAATTAAGAGAGCACTTGGTGCTTATTATGCGGCACAAAAAGAAGAAACAGAAAACATTTATGATTATGTAATTGAAACTTTGGTTGATAGTGAATTCGCAGAAGATTATGAGACTGCGGAAAATATATTTGAACATATGAGTAGTGAATTTCTGGCAGTTATCCTTGAAGAGTATATTGAAGAAGCAAGACGTTCAAGAACTGAAAGAAGAGCAGCAAATGCTGGAAGAAAGGGATATGATGCTAAAGGAAATCCAATTCCCAGAGTAAGTACAACACACGTTATACACGATGTGGATGATAATGTCGCAGACCAAAGACATCCAGATGCTGCTAAAATTGATTTATACAAAAAGAACTCAAGTTCTTATAAACACGTTAAAGCAATGACCCCCAGTGAATTTGCCCATACCCCACTTGAACTCAAACATGAATATGGATTTAATGAATTTAGAAGTTCTAAAAAGTTTAAAGATACTACTAAAAAAACAAAAGTAGCTGGAATGGGAGATAGTCCAAGAAGACCCGCAAAAAAATCTGTTGTTACTGCTCGTGGAGGATCTCCATTTGGAAGCAATAAACCTAGCACTCCTATGGATGACCCAGGATCATTTGTGAGAGATTTGAGAGATAGAATTGGGGTGAGAGGTTTAAAAAGAGCAGATGTTCATTTTACTGGTGGAATGAATAAAGGATCAAACAGAGGTCTTTCTGGTCCTGAAAAAAAGGGTAAATTAGTTTCAAAAATTGTAGACCCAAGTGATAAAAAACTAATTACAACTGATGATCACCTTGGTAATACAAGAGCTATGGCTGCTGCCGCAAGTGCTGCTGCTCCACAGGCTAAAGTTATAGCATATCAATCAAGACCTTCTACAAGAAAACCAAAAGGAAAAGGAAAAGTTGGAGATATAGTTCCAAAAAGAGTTGGTAAGGAAAATAAACCAGGAGATACTAATATAGGAATAAGAGCAAACACAAATCCATCAAAATCAACTAAAGAAACACAAAGAAGAAGACAAAGAGCAAGAAGAGGTATGGGAGAAGAGATGAGTTCTTATGAGTACTGGAAACAGTTTATTGATTGATATTAAAAAACACTAAATAAATATAGAAAAGTACTTTTTACTGCTCCTAAGAAGATGAATAAAAAAGATTTAGACGCATTGAACGAGTTATATTTAAGTGTTTATGATGAAGAGCAGTTATTGAATGAAGGACCTTATAGTGCTGATAAAGTACAAATGGTTCAACAATTACAACAAGCTAGAGATGACTTTGCCTCAATGGGTGGGTATGCTGGATGGTCACGAGCACTTGCGGCTTCTGGTGACAGTGCTAGGGCAAAAAAATATATGCAAAAGTCTCAACAAATTGGTGATAAAAAAAGAGCAGAACAAACAGCTGCTTCTGCTAGACAACAAAGTCAAAGAACACAAAATAGAGCAGATGATATTGCTGCATACAGAAACGCATTTGGTACACCAACAGCAGCAGTACAAAAACCACCAGTACAAAAACCAAAACCTTTTGAATATAACAGCAAAAATCTAGGAGATAAACAAAATGCTGAGTTTAGGGCTGGTGGTGGTAACGCAGCTGTTGGTGACTCATATACCGCTGCAGATGTAGTTGCTCGTGGAAGGGCAGCACTAAAAGCAAAAGCAGAAACAGCATCTGGTGGTTCTGGTGGTTCTGGTGGTTCTAATAGACCAGCGGCACCAAAACCATCTTCACCAACTCCTGCTGCGTCGGCACCAAAACCATCTTCACCAACTCCTGCTGCGTCGGCACCAAAACCAGCAGGTTCTCCAATGGACCAATGGAGAGCAGCAAATTCAAAACTTGCTGCTGCGGCAGATGAAAAAGCAAGAATTCGTGGAACTCAACAGACTGATAATCCTTTAATGAAGGATATGAGGTCAAATCTTCCAATGAACTCTCCTTCAGTTCAGTCTCCAGCAGTTGCTAAACTTGGTGCAGGTAATCAAAGTTTAGTTAACAATCCAAACGCAATCAAAGCAGCACCTCCCAAACCAACAGAAGCACCAAAACCAAAACCACAAATGAATTCATACGAATGGCCTTCTGCAAAAACAATTAGAGAAATTGCAGGTGCTTATGCTTCAATTTACGAAGCAAAGAAAAAAGTAGACCAAGACGAAGATGGTGATAATGATTTTGCGGATATAAGAATTGCGAGAATGATTGCTTCTGGTGTTCCCAAAGCAAAAGCAATTGCTATGGTGAAGAACAAATCTTATAATGAAGAAGTTGAACTTTGGGTAAATGAACTTATTGAAGAAGGTTATGACCTAAGTGGATATACTTGGGATGATATGTTTGAGATTTATGAAGCAACTGCGATGGCTAAGAGAGGTTATGATGAGACTGCAATTCGTAATACAATTGCTAATAAAACTGGTGATAGTGGTGCTGGTGCGTTTGCAGACAAAGCAACTGCATTAGCAGGTCGTGAAACTTATGGTGACAATAAAAAGAAAGAGGGTAGAGAAAATCTTGCAAGAAAGCAAAGAGGCGATTTCCGTAATACAACTTCTTCATCTCCTGGTCTTCGTGGATATGCTCACAAGTCCAATGACCCTGCAGTAAAAGCAAAGCAGGCAGCAAGAGGAGCACAAAGAAGTGCTCTAACCCCAAGAGAAAAAAAGCAACTCAATAGAGAGGCATATGAAGCATATGAGTTTGTAGCATCATATCTTTTAGAGAATAACTTTGCATCAACCGTTGATGACGCAAATGTGATTATCAACAATATGAGTGAGGGTTGGTTTGAAAGTATTATGGAAGAAAAGAAACCTCTTCCTGTTGCTAAAATGAAAAGAAAGGAAAGCAAGCTCCTTGATAATGAAGAGGGACAACTACAAGCACTAAGAACTGATTTTGGTTCTAAGGAAAGAAAGGCAAGAATAAAAGAACTTGAAAGGTTTGATAACATCAATGGTGTAAGAACAAGTGTTGCTAAGAGAGGTGGTAAGCAACAGCATTCAATGCCTGAAATTGGAAGATTTAAACCAAAAGATGAAGATTGATACAATATTACAATTCATTAAAGCACCTTGACAGGTGCTTTTTTTATGACTATAATCACTCTGTTAGGGTTGAAAGATAAGTTATATCTAAATAACTTGAAGATTATTAAGGGCCCGAATGAGTTATGAAAACCCTTGGTTATATCAAGGAAAGATTTTTGAGACAGAAGATATTCAAGAGAATTTTGGATTTGTTTATTTGATAAGTTGTGAAGAAACTCAAAGAAAATATTTGGGAAGAAAATACTTTTGGTCTTTTAGAACACCAAAAGGAAAGAAAAGAAAAGTAAAACAAGAAAGTGATTGGAAAAATTATTATGGTTCTTGTCCTGAATTAAAAGAAGATATAAAGAAATATGGAAAGGATAAGTTCCAAAGAACTATAGTGTCTCTTCATAAGACATTAGGTAAGACAAACTATGAAGAGACAAGGCAATTATTTTTAAATAACGTCCTGACGGAAGCACTTGACAGTGGAGTTCCTGCGTATTATAATTCAAATGTCATGAATCGATATTTCAGGAAGGATTACTTTAATGCGACTTCATATCAAGAAAATCTGTAATGATACGATACAACAACATATTGATCGTATGCACGATTTGTGTGAAGAGGGTAGAGCAAGAGATGCGAAATGTATCTATGATGAGATCCGTGATTGGGTAATTCAAAAAGAAAACCTTGAAGTATTATCACTTGATTATATCAGTGGAAAATTTTTAGATTTTTAATGATTTCTAAATACTCTGATATAATGCAAAAATCCATTTTTGGATTCCTATTATGAGTAGGTTTTAATATTATGAGAATTTGATTGTGAAAATTAGAGCCCAGGAAAGTGCCTCCCGAGAGGGTTGG